ACTTTCTAAAAAATCATCGCTTGTCGAGATGTTCATTGAGTTGCCCCCTCTCTACGCTGGCCGAAACATTCCCGGTTCAGCGATTGGCAAACTGATGATGAACTACGGCATTTGCTACGGTGCAAGTGTAGCACTCAAATTTAAGATTCACCCGGTGCGTCCTCAAGCGTGGCAGAAGTTTCACGCACTTGGAACGAAGGGGAAAGAACGCACAACGACCCAATGGAAAAACCACTTGAAAGCAAAAGCGTCAGAGTTGTATCCTGACATCGCAGTCACCCTCTGGTCGGCAGACGCTTTGCTTGTTCTAAATGCTGGACTTAATTCCAAACAATCACTTTAATCTTAACACACCTATGCAAAAGAAAATTACCAAACCAACACCAACCAAAGACATCACCACGATTGTCGGCACGAAGTATGTCATTCTCCCTGACAACACCGTTGCGAAACGATTGAAGTCACGAATTGTTCACGGAACGACTCGCTTTAATTTATGGATCAACAACAAATTCACGACCATTGCGGCCGATGAATTGCGTGAGTGGAACAACGCTCGAATCAAATCGCAATCTAGCGACTCCAACACCGGGGACACCAGCGACCAATCTTAACCCAAACAAAACAACCCTATGCCAAACAATACACCAGCAGAACCAACCGCAGACTTTGTCCAATTCCTGAACACCATCGGGAATGTCACCGCAGACAAAGTGAACCCACACTTCCGTTCCAAGTATTCTTCTCTTGCAGAGATTCTGGACACCATCAAGGAACACGCTTCAAAGCACAACTTGGCGGTGCGTCAGATGATTCAAAGTGAAGATGGTCGTGTGAGTGTCGTGACATCATTCCTTCACACATCAGGAAAAGAATTCGATGGTGGAAAACTATCGTTCAAAACGGACGGATTGAATCCCCAGCAACTTGGTTCTTGCCTAACTTATCTGCGTAGAATGTCGGCATCCACGGCCTGTATGCTATCGACTGACACAGACGATGACGGTGCAAAGGCAAGCACACCAGCGAAATCAAAAGAGTATTGGTTCGCTTTCATTCCGTTGGATCAGCGTGCAAAGGCAACCGAGTATCTTGTATCGAAGAATTGGGCAAGCGACTTGGAATCTCTCCCGGCTGACAAAGTGGATTTAATTCTGTCGAACAAACCAGCGTTCATTAAAGCGATTTCAAAATGAAAGACATAGAAAAGAAAGGTTGGTTGCCCATCGAGATTTGCGATATGGCAATGATGGCGATGAAGAAAGAATCTGACGTGACGATTCAGGAACAAGCGGAACGCATCAAAGCACTTGAGGAAGCCGGAAACAGACTCGCCCTATTGATGACCAATGGGACGATGTCAGAAATTCGTGCGGCACTGTGGTCGTGGAGGGAATTGAATCCAAAGAAGAAAGATGACTCCAATGGATAAAGTAGAAGCAATTACCCTCATTCACCAACTTGAATGTGAAGTGAACTATTGGAGAATTGAAGCACAGACGGATCACGACAGGTGGTTGCGTGCGTTGGAAGAATTGGAGAAGTATCGCTGGCAACCCATCGCAACCGCACCATTCAAACAAAGAATCATTGTCTTATCTTCAAGCGGACAAGTCACCACAATGATTTTCGATGACGCAAGCGACTTTAAGACAACCTATTCAACGCATTGGATTCCATTGCCACCTTTGCCTAAACAATGAAAAAAGGACACAAACTTTCCAAGAAACGCTCGTCCAAGTTTATGCAAGTAGTGACGGAAAAGTGGGTGGAAGTGTTTTCAGAAAACCAAAGACTCAAAGCGGAGATTGCTAAATTGAAAATTAAATGAGCGAACGATCCGAACGCTGGGCAACTGCACCGGAAGCGATGCGTGCAATGGCTTACAAAATGCCACGCAAGTCACACGCAATGTTCTTGGTCATTGATGGCCGTGTCGAGAACCCTGAATTCGTGGTCTGGACGCTCAAAGGTTTCCGGGAAGAATTGTGGAAGTGGAAACGCAAAGACAATCGGGTTGCAGGAAACCACATCGAGTATTGGGCAAAGCACGATGGGGACTTCTACAAATTCAACATCAACGAAAAATGAAACCGACCAAACAACAACCCGACAAGCACCCGGTGTGCATCACAAGACTTGCGTCAGCGACCCCCGAACCTTATGCCTTGTTCATAATGCTGGACGGTGAACCCCATTGTGAGATTGCGGAAAAGAACAATCGTGCGTTCCAGCAATCCGTGGAGACTTGGTGCAAGAAAACTTTACCCACCCTTGAGCGGAGTGTCGTGCGATACTTTATGCGTGGCCGCACCGATTCAGGACTCGACATCATCGAGTGCCGACCCTAATTTCCCAACACACCAATGACCAACCGAGAACAAATCCGCAGACGCTTGATGGAAATCCGTGAACACTTAATCGACTTGGAGTATTTAGCAGATACGGAAATCATCGGTGAAGATTCTCGCCACTTGCTTTCCGATGTTCACCGGGCGAAGGCAGAACAACTTCACGTCAATCCTGACACCGTGGACGAACTGTATTTGGTGAAACCTTTGTATGATCGCCTTAAATCAATCAAGTGTTCGCTCCGTTGCTTGCAAGGAACGATTGAGCGTGCAGACGAAGCGATTGAAGAAGCGTTGGATGCTATGAATTACATTTCCAGCGAGATTGAAGATGCCAACGAAACTGATGACGATTTATAATTTACCCAAACCAAAAACCAAACCATAACAAACCTATGCCCAACATCATCAAGACACGCAAAGAATACGATGCACTCACAAACCACTTGAACTATTCAGGTGCGAAAATGTTGCTCGTTTCACCAGCCCATTATAAAAATTATTTAACGCAACCCAGAGAGGAAACCAAAGCGTTGCGTGTTGGTTCACTTACTCACGCAAAGGTTCTTCAGCCAGAAATCGTTGATGAGACTTTTATTGTCTCCCCAGAAGTGGATAAGCGGACGAAGGACGGAAAGGCCGCCTTTGAATCATTCCTCGCCACGGCAGGAACAAAGACGGTGATTTCAAAAGACGAATGGCAACTGACAGAGGATGTCGCAAACACGATGAAGCAAATCATTGGCCGAATCGGTGTGACGTTCCTCAAGACAGAATTTATGTTCACCGCAGAGTTGGGTGGTTGTCCGGTGAAGGTTGCTATTGATGCACTTGGTGATGACGATTTCCTGTATGATCTCAAGACGTGCGAATCAGCATCCCCAAAAGATTTCCTCCGTTCGGTGATTCAGTATCGCTACGCTTTGCAACAATACTTCTATCGTTCCGCATTTGAATCTGCGTTCGGATCACGACTCAAAGGTTTCCGTTTTATCGCAGTCGAGAAGGAAGCACCGTTTGCTGGAGCGATTTATGAACTTGGGCCTGAAGTAATGACATCAGCGTCATTTGATTTCGAGAAGGTGTTGAAACTCTATAAGTCTTGCACCGAATTGGATGCGTGGCCGTCTTACCCAGAGGAAGTGCAAGTCATCGACATCAACGCAAAGCCATCCGCCACCACACCTATTAACTTTGCTTAATTTACCAACCAACAAACCTATGAACACACCATCATCATTCGGCAAATTCAATCCCATCGACAAGTCTGGAACATACATTGTAAAAGTCAGCACACCCAAAGAGGACAAGATTGAAAAGCACTACAAGAAGAATGCTAAAGGATTTGCAACCGCACGGATTTACTTCAGCACAGGTGACAACAAGACCGGAAGCATCAATCGTTCTGTTGAATACGGAAAAGCGTTGGCAATCTTTGTCGGAAAGTTTTCTGGAACATTTGCCACTGATCCATCTCCCCAAATGTCCGTTGAGCAGTTGATAAAGTATGTCTCCCCAGCGTGGGGTCAACGTGCGGAAGTTGAATTGGAAGTTACTCCAAAAGCGGATTGGAACGGAGAAAAACAATACGACTACAAATTCAAAAAGATAACTCGATTAGACGGCCAACAATCGACATATCGACCATCACCAACAAAACAAGATTCACCGACTTACAATTCATCCGAGTCGGCCGCACCATCACCTTCCGCTCCAGAGTTTGACGCTCCGTTTTAATGGAAACACCTGTCTCACTCCGTAAGAC